CTGGTGCGATTCCAGGGCTCAACCTTATGAGCCGGTCCCTGGCTGGTGCTCAGTATAGCGAGTGCTTTAAGTCATACGCGGGCTCAGGGAAAACAGCGGCAGAGCCGTGAATGTTCCAATTGAAAGAGCAAGGTGTCTCTTAAAGCCGACATTGCCAGACCGCTCCGATATGGTGGATTCTGGTATGATGTTCGCGATTTCTCAACAAGAGTTGATCTCTTACGAGGACCGGAAGACAGCTGCTTTTGGTCTAAGTTCTCGTAGCCGTCACCATGGGGCGGCACTTTAGAAACATAGTTTAATCGGCAAAATGCAGGTCTCCAAAACCTGAGAAGTTGGTTCGATTCCAACTGTTTCTGTAGCCTTGCGATGACCTCTATTTGCTGGACGGTGCCTTTAGCGATGATAGTGCTGGAATCCGTGAGCGGACCAGTGCGGGGCACTTAGAGCACGTGGTGCGAGCGAGGCACTTGGTGGTTCATGTTTGACGTACTTGACTGACCACCTTTCTTGTCAGTGGTTACGGGAGTTTCCTATCGACAAGGCTTGTAACAATAAGGGCCAGGCTGAACATTGCCTTCAGCTATGGCCGGCACGATTGGATTATCCAGGTTCGATTCCTGGACGTGCTATAAAAAGCACCAGAATTATTATTAAAAACTAGTCTTCTACAGCGGAAGGTACAATATTTACAAGGCGGTGCTTTTACGGACAGCTTAACGGCTGTCTTTTTTCTTTGCAAAAAAAAGGAGGTGGCATTTCTGGATGAATTAACAGCTAAGCAAAGAAAATTCGTAGCTGAATATGTGAAAACTGGAAATGCTACTCAATCCTATTTGTCTGCTGGTTACTCTGCCAAAAATGGAAATACAGCTAGCACTTTAGCTGCTAGATTGTTGCGAAATGATCGGGTTAAGAAAGCCATCGATGAAAAAATGGCAGAGATTGAGTCTCATAAGATCATGGATGCAGTCGAATATCTTCAAACTCTCACCTCCATTGCAAGAGGGGAGACGACTGAAGAACAGCTGGCCAATAACGGCGATGTGTTTACTCTAAAAACTCGTACCAGCGACCGCCTAGCGGCCCTCAGAGAGCTTGGAAAGAGGTTTCCGGTATCTTCTAAGATGCAAGCTGCACTTGAACTTAAAACGCAAGCTGAGGCCCGTAAAGCGGAAGCAGAAGCACAGATTTCTGAAGCTACTGCAAAGCGCGTGGAAGAACATGAAGAGGCTGCACTTTCAAGAATTGAGTTTATTGATGACATTTCGGAAGGTGAACATGATGCAAGTCATTCAGAAGAGGATTAGCGATTTTCTTCCGCCAGCTTTTTATTCTTTGTGGCGTGCAGCTATGGATCCATCCAAGCTCAACATCGTTGAAAAAGGTGGCCGTGGTTCTGGCAAGTCCTCCGACATTGCACACGTAATTGTGCAGCTGCTTATGCGAGAACCAGTCAACGCAGTAGCGATTAGGGCGGTTGAAAATACTGTCCGCCTGTCTGTCTTTGAACAACTGAAATGGGCGATTGAAGAACAGGGCGTTAGTCATTTATGGAAGCAAACCAAAAACCCGATGCAACTAACCTATTTGCCCAGAGGAAATTACATTACTTTCAGAGGTGCACAAGATCCAGAACGAATTAAATCTTTGAAAGACAGTCGCTTTCCATTTGCGATTGCATGGATTGAAGAGCTAGCTGAATTTAAGAAAGAGTCTGACGTAACTACAATTACTAACTCATTGCTTCGTGGCGAGCTCCCTGAAGGTTGTCATTATAAATTTTTCTATAGCTACAACCCGCCAAAGCGGAAACAAAGCTGGGTAAACAAAAAATACAATTCTTCTTTGCTGCCAGACAATACGGTTGTTCATCATACAACTTATCTGGACAATCCTTTTGTTGCCAAAGAATTCAAGATTGAAGCAGAAGCAGCTAAAAAGACAAATGAGCGTCGTTACCGCTGGGAATATATGGGCGAAACTGTCGGTTCTGGCGTTGAGCCATTTGACAATCTGAAAATTATCAAGAACTATGTTACAGATGATTTGCTGGATACAATGGACACGTTTGTTAATGGCCTTGACTTTGGCTTTGCTAACGACCAGCTGGCTTTCGTTCGGTGGGCTTACGATGAACGCCACCGGACAATTTACGCAGTAGACGAGCTATATAAGCTCCAAGTAAGCAATAGAAAATGTGCACAGTGGTTGAAAGGTCATGGCTACCAATATCAATTGATCTATTGTGACTCTGCTGAGCCAAAATCTATAGCTGAGCTCAGAGAATACGGCATTTCTAAAGCACGACCTGCAAAGAAAGGGCCAGACAGCGTTGAGTTTGGTGAACGATGGTTAGAAGATCTTGACGCTATAATAATTGATCCAGTTAGAACGCCAAGCATTGCCTGGGAATTTGAAAATATCGACTTTGCTACTGACAGAAACGGCGAACCTCAAGCAAGACTAGAAGATAAGAATAACCATACTATTGACGCTACACGTTACGCCTTTTATGACATTATGCGAAGAGCCAAAGTTAGAGTTAAAGCTAAGCCAAGCTACTTCAGAGGATAGGAGGAAGACAATGGCAACACTGGCAGTAGATGCTAGCCTTTTTAATACAGAAGACAACACACTAGATGATCCTGGTTTTGATGTTATCAACCATGCTCTTGATGAGCTGGACAGGGCTAAGCCGAGATATGACATGCTTTTCAATTATTACAATGGCCAACAGGCTATTGGTAACCGCGTTTTGCGTAGTGCTCAAGCTAAAAATGCTAAAGTTATGGTTAATCATGCAAAGTACATTACTGACATGAATGTGGGTTTCATGACTGGCAATCCGATCAAGTATGTTGCAGCTAAAGGAAAAAGTATCGATCCAATTCTTGAAGAAATGGACGGAATGGGAATTCAAAAGCACGACACGGAACTTGAAAAAGATCTATCTGTTTTCGGTGTTGGTTACGAAGTGCTTTATCTGGAACAAAAGGCTGAAAGTACAGAAGACGTAGAAAACGAAGGCCAGCCGCGCCTGATTCAAATTAAAGCAGAATGTATTGATCCTCGTGGCGTCATTATGGTTACTGATGACACGGTTGAACACAAGCCGCTTTTTGCAATTTATGCACAGGAAAAGCACAATTTGGCAGGTTCACCTAATGGCTGGCTAGTAGTTGTTTATACCAAGACTCAAACTATTACCTACCGGACCAGAATGAGCAAGCATGTAGATGCTGCCAGCGTAAAAACAGTGCAGCCTAATTACTTTGGTAATGTTCCTGTTATCGAGTACCGAAATAACGAGGAGCGCCAGGGCGACTTTGAACAAGAGATTTCCCTAATCGACGCTTACAATACCATTCAATCAGACCGGGTAGTTGATAAAGAGTCATTCGTTGATGCACTGCTGATTTTTTATGGCTTTGGCGTTGACGAAGAGGATGCTGCTCAGATTAAGAACGGTTTTATTAATAACGCTCCAAGCAAAGACGAAGGCGCTAGTGCAGAATGGTTAACTAAGACGCTGGACGAAAGCCAACTCGAACTTCTATCAAAGTCAATTGAAGACGACATTCACAAAACCAGCTTTGTTCCTAACATGAATGACGAAAAGTTTATGGGCAACACATCTGGCGAGGCGATGAAATATAAATTGTTTGGGCTGCTTAATTTATTAGCTACCAAGTCTCGCTATTTTGTGGAAGGCTTGCGGAAGCGTCTTGACCTAATGCAATCAATTTTAAATTTTGGCGCGTCACAGTGTGATGCTTCTGGATGTGATATTAAAATCACACCTAATATTCCAGCTAACCTATCTGAGACAGTGCAGAACATTGTCCAAGCAGACTCCCACATTCCACGAGAAATCACTTATAGCTGGCTACCTGACATTGACGACCCTAAAGAAGTGATTGAGTTGATGAACCAGCAGAACTTTGAAAGCATTAAGCGACAACAGAGTGCAATGCTGCAAGGGAATCCTGATTATATTGAGGGGCAAGGAGGCGGAGCAGGAGAAAATGATCAAAGTGAGAATGAAGAAGAGTAAGAACAAAGTTTTTCTTCAAGCAAGCGGACACGCAATGCAAGCCCCTAAAGGCCAAGACATTGTATGTGCCGCTTTTTCAATTCTCTGGCAACATACTCTCTATAACTGCAATGATGCTGAAGAGCGACAAGACGGCCAGGTTGACAGGATCACTATTCCATTACGTACAGAAAATAATTTAGCTTTGTGCAGAGCTTTTCACCGTTCAGTGGAAGTGCTAGCTGGTCAATATCCAGATAATTTAGAGTTCGATTATGAGCAAGAATAAAATTGATGACTACTGGACGTTAAGAGCTTTGGAATATGAGCAGCAAGCTTATGACGAAACAACTGAGCATCTCAAAAAAATAAATAACGCCTACATAGAAGCGCAGATATATTTGATGGATCAAGCTGATCAAATATACCGGCGCTATTTTAATGGCCAGGTTAGTGAAGATGACGCAAATAAAATTTTGAATTCCACCATTTCGGCTTCGGAAATGGTCGCTTTGAAGTCATTAGCGAGTACTGTTCAGGACAGAGAAAGCAAGAAAGCTATACGCGATTATCTTAGTCAACTTGCAGCAAAGAACCGGATAACTCGGCTGGATGAGTGGAAATTTAAAGCATATATTTCTGCTAAAGCAGCTGGGGCTACTGAAAAAGCAGAAAATTTAAAGCTCTATTCTGAAGTAGTTAAACAAGCTTGGGAGCAGGCAGACAAAGAAGGTATAGTCTATCAAACCGGTAAAGAGCTTGAACTGCCCAAAAATGGCAAAAGCATTAGTAAAGAGCTTGAACTGTCTTTAACCAATTCAAAGGGCGAAAAAGTTACTAATGTTAAGGCACAAAAGGACCAACCAATCAAAGAAGTGAAAGAAATTCCGGCAGATTACGTTGAAAAAGTAGCCAATCGCAAGTGGAGTGGCCGTAACTATTCTCAACGTATTTGGAATAATACTGATCAATTGGCAAATCATTTAGGAGAACTATTTACCGCAAAGGAAATGGCCGGAATGAGCGAAACGGATTTAGCCAATAAGATAGCTAATGAGTTTCAAACATCAATGTTTAATTCTAAAAGGTTAATCCGAACAGAAGCTGCACACTTGGCGAATCAAGCAAAGATAGACCGATGGAAAGCCAGAGAAGTAAAATATTATCGTTATGTGGCAGTTCTAGACAATCGAACCAGCCGAATATGTCGGTCTTTAAACGAAAAAATATTTGAAGTAGCCAAAGCTCAGATTGGTAAAAACTTTCCACCGATGCATCCTTTTTGTCGCTCAGTTGCTTCAATATTCCAATTAATAATGAAAATAGGAAGTCAAAATAAGCATATTCGCGGTACAAAGGAGTATAATGATGTTGTAAAGGCAGCTCATAATCCTGACAGCAAACGATATGGAATGCTGCCAAGTTATTTTACAATTTCTTTAGAAGAAATAGCTGAAATTGTATATAGGGAATCAAGTCCAGAGAAAATATCACAACGTTTTTTCTATATAGATGCTGGTAAAAAAATAGGCATGTATTCTTGGGCAAAAAATAACAAGTTTTATACTACTTCAAGAATAAAAGTGCATATGGCAAAAGATGGCCGCTATCATTGCGTACCTGCTCAGCCCAAAGACTGGAATGGTGATAAGAATGGTTAAGATGTCAAAATTGAATGAAAGGCAAGTTGCTAACAATTTTGGTTGGAGTTGGGTTACTGTGAAACTAATTAGCGGCAAAACTATGAAAGTATATATAGCTGGCGTCGATAGTGACTATGAAACTAAGGACGCAATAGAAGAAGCTATTTATTACAATGTCGACGGTGCTAAAGATTATGCAGTAGATGCTATTCCGTTCAGTCAGATTGATACAATTGAACTGGCTAAACCACCAAAAAAGAAAAATATAGAAGCCAAAAAGCGATTAGCATAAAGCTGATCGCTTTTTGCTTACACTAATTTCAAGCGAGGAGTGTTTTATGGACAACTATACAGGATGCGGATGCTTAATTGATTTCATCTTAATTCTTGCGATTGTGCTGCTAATCAAACTAATTTTGAAAATTTGACCTGAGCAAGTCATTAAAAGGCTCGTATCCAATGCATTTCGTACGTGGATAGTTAAAGCAATAATATAAAACAGAGCGTGTATGAGGCGATAGCCGTGTATGAGCTCTGTTTTTCTATGCTTTAAAACGACTATGTGCGTGGGTTTTAAACAGAAGGACGAAAAATGATTAAGAACAACCAATTTAGATTCAATTTGCAATTCTTTGCAGCAGAAGGTAATGAAGGCACATCACCTAGCAATGTCGCTGAACCATCTTCTAATGAGCAACCAGCAGAAGGTAAGCCCTTCAAAGTATTCCAAACTGAGAAAGAATTCAATTCATGGTTTGACTCTAACTTTGACAAGCGTTATGAAAAGGCACTAACCAAAGCAAGGGCCAAATGGGAGCAAGAGCAGAACCAGCAAAAAGCCTATGATGATATGTCAGACTCCGAAAAGAAAGAGTTTGATTACAATCAAAAGCAAAAAGAGTTGGACAAGCGCCTGGCAGATGTGACCATCAGAGAAAATCGTGCCAATGTGGCTAATCGCTTAGCATCCGACGGCCTTCAAGCTTCACTTGTCGATGTGTTCAAACTTGATGATACTGACTCGCTTGAAGATCAATATGAGAAAGTGTCTAAAGCGTTTAAAAAGGCAGTGGATGATCAGGTCCAAATTAAGTTGGCTAAGTCATTTGGTGCGCCTGGTGGTGCTTCAAGTGGTGCTGCTTCCACGGTAGGGGCACGGCTAGCAGACAGAGCTAATGAACGCACCAAAGCAAATAAGAAATCTGATTTTTGGTCATAGTGAGAAAGGAGTACATGGTTTATGTACGTAAAAAGAATGAATTCCGAGCAGATTAATTTTTTGGCATCGGAAAAGTTTGTAGCATTCCCCGAAGCAATTGACGCTACTAACTACAATGTTCAAACTGACGACGAAGGTAAGAAGTATGTTCCAGCAGG